TCGGCGTACCATGCACTACCTTCCGACATATCAGCCACGTCTACGATGTCCTGCAACGACTGGCGTAAATCACTTAGCCTGTCACTCATTTCTTCAACAGCCACTTGTATTTAATGGCTGTTTCTCCGCACCCGCTGCATGTCATTTCCTTCCATGCGAAGTTGTAAACATGTTCCGTGCGGTAGCACGTACCACAATAAACGTCTTTCCCGAATCGGCCTGGGTGGGTGTACTTTTTGACCGGCCTGAGCGGCACATCCTCAAGCCAATATTGTGGTTCCGGTTCGGGGGTTGGGTCTAAAAACCAGTCTCTTAAAAACTTAAACATCTTTAAAATCCTCCGCCTCTATTTGAGTTTGAATTTGCTCTTCGATCAGACGGTCTTCTTCAAAATATTCGGCCAGATCAGCTTTCATATCAGCTTTACGTTCCGCCGCTTCACGCTCTTTGTCTTCCTTGTCGGATTCTTCAAACATCATTTTTTTAAATGCACTCATAATCTTCTCCTTCTGTTGCGGCCACAATCGCGTGGCCTATTTCTTCCGCGATTTGCGGGACGATGGCATTTCCGAGGGCTTTAAGTCTGTCCACCCTTCTGGGAACCCCATAAGCCACTCGACCCACGTCGGGTTCAGGGAGCCACCGATTGCATTTGGCAGCGTGTCTTTCGGGTGACCTTTGCGCTCCTGCCGTCCCGCGCCACTCATTCCCTTGAAATCCCGCGCTGCTGGTGTCGGCCACATCTTCACTGCTGTTTGTAGCGTTAAAGATTCCTTGGCTCCGCTTGGCCGTGTCCCCGTCCATTTCTTCGCGGGTCCGCGTGGCGTGGCGTCCGGTGTCGGCCACATCTTCACGGCCACACATAGTGCCAGACCGGGGTTGAAATTGCTCTCTCCCCTCTGAAACCTTTCCTTTCGTTCCTGCACCTGTTCTAATGTTTCGTTGCGGTCCCGTGTCGTTGGCGTGGGCCACAATCCAGACTCTATCCCGTCTGTGCGGGGCATCGACGGCGCAAGCTGGAATAATAAATGGCGCGGCTTGGTATCCGATGCTTTCCAGGTCAGAAAGGCTGCGCTTGAGGCCCAGTGGTTCGTTAACAAAACCTCGCACATTTTCGCCAATGACCCATTGAGGCCGTAGCTTTTCAATAAGGGAAGCCATGACCGGCCAGAGATCACGGTCATCTTCTGCGCCTCGCTGCTGCCCGGCAACGGACCACGGCTGGCAGGGGAACCCGCCACAGATGAGGTCAATTCTTCCAAGCTCATCTGTTGGGATGGTTCTGACATCGTCGTAGATCGGGACTTCGGGCCAGTGTTCCTTGAGGACTGCCTGGGGGAACGGCTCTCGCTCGCAGAAGGCAACTGTCCGAAAAGGTCCGGCTCGTTCGAGTCCAAGGCTAAATCCTCCAATACCAGAAAATAGATCAAGTACGCGCATCAGGCAAACACCACATAAACTGATGTCATCATCAGCATAAAGGCGAACCAACCTAGCGCCTCCATCACTTTGTAGCCGTGTTTTGGATGTGAACCTTGAGCAGGTTCGATTTTGTCTGCTCGCTGAGACGAGGCTTGTCCTCCGCTTCCACGAAGTCTTTCCAATCTGTTTCCAGACCGATTGTCCTTCGGTATTCCGTAATGCCGGACCATGGTGTTGACTCCCTAAGAAACTGTTTAAACTCTTTCATTATATTCATACCCTAAACTCCAGTTGTTGGTCTTCTAAATATTGCGAGATGCAGCACTCCAAGACGTCACCTATGTAGGTCTGGGCGTAAGCGTCGCTGCCCAACTCCATGATAGCGTGTGGCGTGTAGTCATAGTCGACCACGTCGCCAATAGCGTCGTCCAGAGATTCAAAGGTTTCTTGGACGGCTATGATGTCCCCGCCCTTCTCGATTAATATTGTGTAAATCATTATAGTCTCCCTTTGTTAGATTTTATCCTAACGCAAGTTGCGTATTAACGTCAACTCTTTTTTCCATCTTGCATAATGTTTCACGATCTGTTACTTATTTTTTCATGGAAAAAGCAAAGAAAATCATCGAAGAATTTGGCGGTCTTACTAAAGCCGCCAGGGCCATGGAGCTACCTATTTCAACCGTGCAAGGCTGGATGCGAGGCAAGGGGTATGTGCCGTCGTGGCAGATGTCTTTAGTCCATAAGTCGGGTAAGAAGATTGGCTTGGATTGCACAAAATTTTGGGAGCATGACGATGACTGACCCGGAAGCAATTATAGATATTTTGGGCGGGAAGCCTAAAACTGCGAGATGCTTAAACGTCACGCCCCAAGCTGTCTGCAACTGGATTCGCAGAGGCCACATACCGTTTAAACACTGCGCAAACATTGTTAAAGCGGCACAAGGTATGGGCGTTAAAATTGAATATGCGGATTTGCTAGAGTGATCGCCGGGATAGACGTTGGGATAAAAGGAGCAATTGGGCTGCTTTATCCGGTTGGCAAATCCTATGTTTACGATATGCCAGCCTTTGCCAAGGAAGTGAACGGTGCGGCACTCGCAGGAATCTTCCGCGAGTTTCGTCCAGACCACGTTTACATTGAGGCTGTTAATTCGTTCAACATGGGCCGTCAAAGCAGTTTTAATTTTGGCCAAGGGGTTGGCGTAATTAAAGGTGTGCTATCGACGCTTAACATCCCGTTTACACCTGTATCGCCAAGTAAGTGGAAGAAGACGTTTAATCTTGGCAAGGACAAGGACGATAGCAGAGCCGCTGCGACGCGCCTGTTTCCAGACTTAGCGTCTGAATTTGCCAGGAAGAAAGACGACGGTAGAGCCGAAGCAATCTTAATCGCAAAATGGGGAGAAAACCAAAGTGGATAGGCATGAGATTCTAAAAGCAGCAACCGAAATTGTGACAAATCGGGAGAACGAATACGGATCGCCAAAACAAAACTTTGAGTCAATAGCGGAGCTATGGACGTCATTCTTAGGCAATAAACTGGACGTCGAAATATTGGCGGCAGACGTAGCGATAATGATGTGCCTTTTAAAAATAGCGCGGCTCAAGAGCGACACATCACACGAGGATTCAGTCATAGATTTATGTGGCTACGCGGCATTGGCGGGGGAAGTGTCATGAGCGGCTTTACCGACCACTTCATAGATCATGGCAGCATCAGCAACATTAACAAGTGGATCGAAGCACCTGACGCCTGGGTTAGCAGCTACTTGTTTGGAAACCGGGGATCAGGCTCGCCAGCGATGTGGCGTGGCATCCTGACTGAGCAAGCCGTTTCCGACACCATAACCGGGTCGATGCAGATTGATGACGCACTCGCAAAGGCGGTGTCAGACTATGATTCCAAGTACGAATTTGACGACGGCACAACAGGCAAGGAGCGCAACAACATCGAGCCTATGACGCGGCTGGCGGTTGAGGCGTTGGAGCCATACGGCAAGCCTGACTTCCCTGAAGATGGCGACCAACATAAAGTCAGCATGATTGCGTCCGGCGACGGCTGGCGACTAAACTTCATTGGGTTTCTGGATTTTAAATTTCCAGACCACGGCTTGATTGTTGATCTCAAGACGACAGGCCGTATGCCCAGCGTGATGAGCCGTGGGCATCAACGACAGCGCGCGTTTTATTCCAAAGCCAGTGGCAACGCCGTTGTCAAATTTCTGTACGTTACGCCAAAGAAATGCGCAATGCTGGAAGATGGTGACCCAGACGAGTTGATGGCTGAAGTTAAGCTGCACCTGACGCGTCAAGAAGCGTTCTTGCGTTTGGGAGATAAAGAGATGCTGCGGAGCGTTATCCCAGTCAATCCCGATAGCTTCTACTGGCGAGGTGACGAAGCTATCAGGAAAGAAATGTACGGGATTTAGGCCTACTTATTTCCTGGGAAACAACCAGTATAAATAATGCTTGTATTACTTACACAAGCTGTTACGCTAAGATTGTCCAACAAGGACACAACCCGAAAACAAGGAAAACAAGATGACTTATGAATTTGACGATGGCGGCAGTGCAAGCACAGACGGGGCAGTCGGTCCGTTCCTCAACTGGCACGCCAGGGAGACGTTAGATGGGAGTATTGGTAGTCGGTCGTTTTCAATCCGCGATGAGGATGGAAATAGGACTGATGTAACTGACGTAATGAAAAAAGGTGTAGCCTTCGATATAAGCTCACTTCGCAGCGGTTGGTGCTACTCAGATGGTAGCCCCGGCGTCGCCCCTGAGTGGCTTTGGAATGAATCCCCTGCGCGGTTCGATAAGGCGCAGCCGGAAGATCGTGGGTCTGAGCGTTGGAAGAAAGGATTTAGCGTGCGTCTTGCATTGAGTAAGGATCAATCAGCCCTATGGAG